AACAATAGTTATTTGTGCAACATTGGTTATGCTGGCACTGATAGACAAGAGAGGTGGTCGCAAATGAAATGCGAACTATGCGGAAAACGAATCAACGAGTACGGCAAGTACAGTGCAGTTATCGGCAAAAATGAAGTGAACCTCTGCATATGGTGTTACAGGAAAACGCAGAGGAATAATGAGATTTTGAAGAATAAAGAGAGGTAAAAAGAATGATATTAGCATATGCAATCGTAACAGTATTAGCAGTAATCGTCGGAAGTGTTGCAGGACACACATTGACAAAGTATTTTGCAAAGCGAAGAGCCGAGAGGCTGTTTGAGAGACTTATAACAAAAGCCTTTGAGGAGTCTGTAGACGAAATTATCAAAGAAATATCGGAGGAGCAAAAGGGCAACGAGATTTTAAAGGAGAGCAATCACATGAAAAATATAAAGTTGGGAGAATAGAGATGTATAAAGTTCCAATGGAAATTCCAAAACATTGTAATAAATGTCCGTTTGGCAGACATCAATACACCAAGCCTTTTTGGTCGAGTGAAGATAGGATAGATCCTGTAGACTTTAAATCAAATATCAAGAATACATACGGATATGTATGCAATATCGACTTTAACGAAAATGGAAAGTACACACAAGTACTACGGGCTCAAATTGGAAAGGACATTAAAAGACCTGATTGGTGCAAACTTATAGATATGGATGCGAAACGATTGAAGAGGTGAAAGATGATACCAAAATTTAAAGCATGGGATAACGAAAATAAATGTTGGACAAACTATGCCATCACAGACGACTTGCAAATATTTTACGACAAATATACAGGGTGTTGGCATCGCAAAAACAAAGATAGGTTTGTGTTAGTGCAATCCACAGGATTAAAAGACAAAAACGGAGCAGAGATATACGAGGGGGACATAGTTAAAGCTGTTGCATTTTTGAAATGGATTGGCATTGTTAAGTACGACACCGAAAAGGCAGCATTTATGTTAGATGGGGTTAATGACACACATACACGAGATAACTATGTATACATGAGCCAGTTTGACGACGATTTTGAGATTTTAGGAAACATATACGAAAACCCTGAGTTGATGGAGGTGTAGGATGACCGACTTTAAAAACAAATTAGACGACTTATTAGACGAGTTAGAAAGGTGCTGTGCAAGTCAGCATTTTGAAGTAGCAGATGATGTTAGAGCAAAGATACATAAGCTAGTGGAAGATAAAATCAAGGAGAAATAACATGAGATTGATAGACGTAGATAAGTTGATAAAAACAATAGAAGAGCACGATTACTCTCTAGCAGATGAATGTGGTTCGATTGATAGGGGGATGTTCACAATTGGAATAATGCAAGCAATTGACGAACAACCCCATGTTGACCTTGACGAAATAAATAACAAAAGAACCGAGTTTTGTGACTATGTGTACGATTTGTTTTCAGATGAACCGACAAATGAAAAAGCGAACGCAGTCATATGTCTTTATGATGAACTAATCAGCGAATTTGAGAGAGTAGGAGATGAGCAGAAATGAGACTAAAAATAGAGTTAACGTTAGAGGGCAAAACAATATCAGGAAGAGTGTTGATGCAAGACGAAAGTTTGAGGAATAATAATTCTAAACCGATTACTCTAATTCAAAACGATAAATTTAGAATCGTGTCGTCAACGTTACCACTTTTAAGTTGGGGCGTGTTATTTGTCCGAGGAATGTCACATAACGATGATAATTGCGTTTTTCTTAAGAGTTTTGAAACCATCGAAGAGGCAGAAAGAATTTATAAAAACATCATCGAACTTGTAAATGAGTTAAACGGTGAATTAGGTGGAGTGGTAGACGAGCGAGGAAACATATTATTTACTAGAGGTGACACAATAGGGATATTACATCAACGAAAAGGGGATTGGAGTGCATTAGAAACGACCGACACCGACCAGTCAGCAAAGGCAGATAAGGGTAAACTAGAGTTATCGCTTGTCAATCCGGAACTTGTCAAGGCAGTAGCCGAAGTGCGAATGTACGGAACGGAGAAGTACGGAGATAGCGAGAATTGGCGAAAGGTAGAGCCGAAAAGGTATGTAGACGCACTTTACCGACACTTGCTAGCCTACATCGAGGGCAATGAGGTAGACGAGGAGAGTGGACTATCTCATCTAGCACATATGGCTTGCAACATCAGTTTTCTACTTGATGAGAAATACCTAAAGGAGTATGAATCGGAGGTATAGCGAATGTTAAGCCCAGCAGTGAGTAACTTAATCAAAGAGATGAAAAAGGCTTGTCCATTTTGTGGAGGCTCAGCTCATCTATGGAGATGGGGGAGAAAGTTTGACAAGAGATCACGCCAGTACGCAGTAAAGTGCTACAGATGTATGACCCACTCTGAGCCATCAGAAGACCCAAAGCAAGCCGTCATCAATTGGTACAACGAGAATTTTAGTGAGTTTCAAAGAAACGCAAATATAAGACTGAAAAAGGACGAGGTTCACGAGGACGGAGCTTTGACAATCATTTACCGCATATTAGAGTCGGCATCAGGGGAGTTTAGATTCAAGTACATAAGATATCTCACAACAGACAAAAGCGATATGAAATATGAGAGATTTAAGCAAGACATGGAGAGCTGTGAGAGGAGTTTGATAAGCACGATTGAATTTTGGCAACCAGCAGTAGACGGAAAATCGGCAGTCGAGAAAGTAAAGGCAGATATAAGAGCGGAGCGAGGTGTATAGCCATGATAGACTACGAATCAGTAAGACAGCTGAAGACACTACGCAGAGCTGCAGAGGGACTAAGATATTCCATTAAACACCCACCCTATACGATAGTCACAGACTACTACAAGGACTATCGTACAGGCAGAGGAATACCTAAAGCACTAATCGGCGTTGAGATTGACGAAAAGGTGGTTAGGAAGAGAGAAAGGGAGCTGGAGAACAAACTAGGAGAAATTGAGCAAGCCATCAAGAGCATAGAGCGCGAAATCGACAAAGTAAAGGACATAGAGCTCAGAGAGATACTAAGGCTATATTGTATCAACGAGGAAACTCACGAGAAAATAGGCGAGATCATGGGACTTGAACGCTCAACAATCTCAAAGCGACTCAGTAGCTTTTGGAAGAGGAGCAACATCTGAAAAGTTTCACAGCATTCACATTTTTAAGGTGCTATAGTGTAGTTAGTGAAAAGAGGTATTGGGCGAACTCCTTTTGTAAATATTTTATATAATCACTCCACAGAGGGCACTTCTAGTCATAGAGGTGTCCTTTGTGTTTGTCTATAAAACAAGCTAATTGCTAGAAAGGTGGTGATGTATTGTGAAGAAAAAAGATAAATTAACTCTTAAACAAAAGAGATTTGCTGATGAATACATCATCAGTGGGAATGCGACACAGTCAGCAATAAAAGCGGGATACAGTAAAAAGACAGCTGGTGTGATAGCGGTTGAAAACTTAGAAAAACCTAACATCAAGGCTTATATAGACAAAAGGCTCAAGGAGTTAGACGATAAAGCCATCGCAAAGCAAGAGGAAGTACTGCAGTATCTCACTGCTGTGATGAGAGGTCAGTCAAAGAGTGCCGTTGTTGTAATAGAGGGCGAGGGTGATGGTTTCTCATCTGCTCGGCTCATAAATAAGACTCCAGACGAAAAGGACAGAATAAAGGCAGCGGAGCTACTAGGTAAGAGATATGGTGCATTTACAGAAAAAGTCGACATTAGCGGTGACATGAGTCTAAGCATTGAGGTGGACTATGGCACAGAAGATACAAATACAAAGCAATAAAGCTTTTAGCGAAGTACATCGTAGTAAAAAGCGATATATAGCACTAAAAGGCTCAGCTGGTAGCGGAAAGAGTGTAGACACAGCTCAGCAGTATCTTATAAGGCTACTAAAGGACAAAGGGCGAAACCTTGTGTGTATTCGTAAGTCTGATGTAACAAACCGAGACAGCACATACGCAGAGCTGACGGGAGCTATATACAGACTAGGACTTGAAAAGTATTTTGAGTGCAGATTGTCACCTCTTCAGATAAGATGCATAAATGGGAATATGATTATCTTTAGAGGAGTGAACGACGAAAAGCAACGAGAGAAACTCAAGTCAATCACATTCCAAAAGGGCAAGCTGACAGATGTATGGATAGAAGAGGCGACGGAATTAACACAATCCGACTTTGAAATCATAGACGATAGACTTCGAGGAAATCTTCCAAAGGGACAATTCTATCAAATCAAGATGACATTCAATCCAGTCAATAAAAATCACTGGATTAAAAAACAATTCTTCGATAGGCAAGACGAGAACACGCTCACTTGCCACAGCTCTTACCTTGACAATCGCTTTATAGACGATGCGTACAAGGCGAGAATGCAGAGAAGAAAGGAAGTAGATCCAGACGGCTATCGTATCTACGGATTAGGAGACTGGGGAGAAATCGGAGGACTAGTCCTAAAGAATTGGGAAGTCGCTGACATCAGTCAAAATGCAAACGACTACGACGATGTGGCAATCGGTCAAGACTTCGGCTTTAACCACGCAAACGCAATTCTACAGCTTGCAATCAAGGACGACGACATATATATCCTAAAAGAGATATATGTGTACGAGAAGGACACATCGGAGATTATAGAAATAGCTGACAAGATGGACCTTGTCGGTAAAATGTGGTGTGACTCAGCTGAGCCTGATAGGATTAAGACCTGGAAGAAAGCTGGCTACAAGGCAGAGGGAGTCACGAAAGAAAAGACAACCAAGCAGAAATACCAAGCCACTCAGATTGACTGGCTAAAAAGACGTAAGATATATATACATCCATCTTGTGTGAATACAAAGAGGGAAATTGAACAATGGAAGTGGAAGAAGGACGAGCAGTCAGGCAAGTACCTAGACGAGCCAGTTCCTTTTTTTGATGACGCAATGGCAGCACTTCGATATGGAATCGAGGACTGGAGAAAGCCGTCAACAGTTAAACTAAAGACATTTAAGGAGGGAATCTAACAGATGAAGTCTAAAAGACCATATGTGTTACCTTACGCACTTGTATGTAGTGAGCAAGAGATAAGCGGAGGTATCAAAGGCGACTTGATCCAAAAGCAAATCGCAAAGCACAATAACATGTTACAGAGATATACGTATCTTGAGAATATGTACAAAGGTTTTCACGACATATTCAAGGGTCCAGATAAAGAGAACTGGAAACCCGACAACAGACTAGCAGTAAACTTCCCTAGATACATCACAGATACATTTACAGGATACGGATATGGAGTACCTATCAAGGTGACGCACCCAGACGAAAAGGTGAACGATGCTATACAGCTTTTCGGTAGACAGAACGAGATCACTGACCACGAGGCTGAGATGGTGAAGAAATGCTGTATATATGGACATGCTTTTGAGTTCATGTATCAGAATGAGCAACACGAGACAAAGGTATCGTCAATCTCACCTAAAGAGCTCTTTGTTGTGTATGACGATAAGCTCAGTCAAAGGGCATTATTTGCGGTCAGGTACGGAGTATATCCACAATCTAGCGACAAGGCTGGAAAGACCTATGGCGAGGTTTACACAAAGAATTTCATATACACCTTTGAGGACAAGATGGTATCAGAGGCAGAGGAGAACCCTTACGGCTTTATCCCTTGTGTTGAGTGGAGACTGAACGACGAGAGAATGGGATTATTTGAGCCTATAACTGGACTTGTTGAGACATACAATGCAACACTAGGCGAAAAGGCTAACGATGTTGATGCGTTCGCTGAGGCATATCTTGCTATATTGGGAGCCGAGCTTGACGAGGACGGAGTAAGGCATATTCGTGACAATAGAATCATCAACCTCTATGGTACTGACAACGCAAAGGATATTCTTATTCAGTTCTTGCAGAAACCAACGGCAGATGGGACGCAGGAGAACCTACTCAACAGACTTGAGACGCTGATATATCAAATCTCTATGGTGGCGAACATTTCAGACGAGAGTTTCGGAAATGCAACGAGCGGAGTATCACTAGCATACAAGCTCCAGGCAATGAGCAATCTTGCACTGACCTTTGACCGAAAGATAGAGAAGAGCTTGAGAAAGCGATACAAAATTTTTTGCAGTCTGGCGACAAATGTACATGATCCATTAGCTTATCAAGACATCGAGATAAAGACAACCAGGAATATACCAGTCAACACTCAGAACGAGGCACAGATTGCATCAACATTGCAAGGTGTCGTATCAAAGGAAACTCAGCTGAGCGTACTGTCAATCGTTCCAGATGTTAGACGAGAGATAGAGAAGATGGACGAGGAAGAGGAAGAGGCAAGAAAGAAACTATCAGCAGTAGACTTGCTCTTTGCTGACGAAAATAAGCTAAGCGAGAGCGAATAAAGGATAAAGCAGAATCATGACGAGGAGAAAGAGGCACAATCCAAGTGCTGACTATTGGCGAGAACGAGAGACTGAGGCTATAAGGCATAGAATCAAGGACGAGCAAGAGTATTTCAAAGAGGTGAAAAGAGTTTTTGATAATGCGTCCGTCAACATCGACAAGGAAATAAAAGCCTTTTATATGCGATATGCAAGCAAAGAGGGAATAACCCTTGCCGAGGCTAAGAAAAGAGCCTCACAGATGGATATAGAGGCTTTTAGCAATAAGGCAAAACGATATGTTAAGACTAAGGACTTCTCAGACCAAGCCAACGAGGAATTAAGGCTCTACAACCTCACCATGAAGGTGAATAGGCTGGAGCTACTTAAGGCAAATATCGGACTAGAGCTTGTCGATGCATATCAAGACCTAGAGGACATCACACGCAAGGCGATGACCGAGCGAACACGAGAGGAGCTCAAAAGACAGTCTGGAATACTAGGAGAGAGCATAAACGACAGTAGAAAAGCCGTTGAAGACATCATCGGACAATCATTTTATAACGCTACATTCTCCGACAGGATATGGCACAATCAGACCTTGCTCAAGTCACAGCTTGACACTCTGATATCAACAGGACTGATACAAGGGCGAAACCCTAAAGCACTAGCTGGAGAACTTCAAAAGGTATTCGGCACATCAAGATATAACGCAGAGCGACTGCTCATCACTGAGCTGGCAAGGGTGCAGACACAGTCACAGCAAAACGCATATGAACAATGTGGGTATGACGAGTATCAGTTCATCACCATAGGAGCTGGTGCTTGCCCTATTTGCAAACCGATGAACGGAAGGACGTTCAAGGTTAGGGATATGCTAGTAGGTGAGAATGCTCCACCTCTTCATCCTAACTGTAGGTGTAGTACTAGTGCAGCAATGCCAGCCTACGAGGCATGGGTAGATAGTGGAGCGGCAAAGAACGGAGTTATGTTTGATGATTTTAAGTCTTTGTTTACTGCTGGTAAGGGGAAAATTGCTTATGATGACAACTATAAAATAAATGGGAAGGAAAATAAAGCGGAAATTGAGGCTGCAAAATGGCTATCACGAGTCTTTGGTGGGGACATTACTCTTTTAACTAATTACTATAACAAGATTTGTCCGGACTATCTTTGGAATGGACGACTTTGGGATTTAAAGTCACCTAAAACAACAAAAGGAACTGACAAATTAGTACAGCATGGACTTAGACAGATAGCGACGTTCCCCGGAGGTGTTTTAGTTGACTGTAGCCATATAGGTATTGATGCTAACGAGGCAACAAACATTGCGTTCCATCGATTAAAGAGAAGCGGTAAAGATAAAAATACAAAAATTATTATAAAAAATGGCGAAGAAGTTTTTGCCATTTTACGACCCCAATAAAAAAGAGAGCGACTCGCTCCCCAACCTAAAGGGGTCGGGGGGTCGCCCTCTAAAACAGATGTTTTATATTTATATAATACCCCATTGGTTTTAAAAAGTCAAGCAAAATCATGGTGAAAGTCATCTAACGGTTAAGATATTGGATTGTGACTCCAAGTATGCCAGTTCGACTCTGGTCTTTCACCCCAAATTGACTAAAGGACAAAAGGAGATGGTAGTTTTTTCAGATTGTATAGAATGTGAACACTTCTACGACGATAGGGAATCACACAAGTGTTGTTGTGAGGCATACCCCGATGGCATACCTCGAGAATGGCATCTTAGCGGGAACCCTAAGGAAGTAAAAGAATGTAATAAAGGCATAGGTTTTAAACCTGAGTCTAGTACAGAAGAGTAGGCAAAATACACAAAATCTCGACTGAGCTTGTGTATTTTTTTATTTTAGCTTGAAAGGGAGTAGGTATAATGAATATACCAAAGAAAATTAAAGCTTTACATCTTGAGTATGAGGTTATAGAAGACAGAAATATACATGAAGGCAACACTGAATTGTTTGGACAAGTACAGTACATCCAGCAAAGGATATTACTAAACGAGGAAGCAAGCTACCCACGAAAGTGTGAAACACTAATACATGAGGTAATCCACGCACTTGACGATGTTTACAACATTGGTCTTGAAGAGAAACAAGTTGAGCAGTTAGGGGTTGCGTTATATAACTTCCTAGAAGATAACAAGGGGTGTTTATTTGATAACAATTTACAATAACAACGACAGAATATCCGTTGAGGGTCACGCAGACTACGGACCATACGGACAAGATATCGTTTGCAGTGCCATATCGACACTCTTACAGACTTATATTGAGTCAGTGGCGAATCTGTCAAGCGACGAAATAAAATACAGTATAGGCGAAGGTAGAGCCTTCGTAGAGCATAAGGCTTTATCAGAACAAGGGAAAGTTCTGAGAGAGTCTTTTTTTATAGGCATAAACGGAGTGGCAACAGCCTACTCCGATAATGTACAAATAATCAATTCTACAGTAGCGGATGACATGGGGGAATATGATTCCAATGTGTTGGACGAAGGAGGAAACAAAAATGGAAGTTATTAAGAAGTGGAAACTACAGTTATTTGCAGATGGTGATGATGCTGGGACCGAGGGTAATGGCACAGAGCCAGTAGAACCAAACAAAGAGGGAAATAACGGAGGGGAGCAGAGCAACGGCTTTGACGACTTCCTAAAGGACCCTAAGAATCAAGCGGAGTTTGACCGCAGAATCGAGAAAGCAATCAAGACAAGAGAGTCCAAGCTAGAGGACAAGTACAAAGAGGACTTGAAGAAGGCTCAGACCGAGGCGGAAAAGCTAGCTAAGATGAACGCAGAACAAAAAAAAGACTACGAGCTAGAGCAGATGCGTGAGGAAAACGCAAGGCTAAAAGCACAGTCGGAAATGATGGAGCTTAGAAATACAGCGTCAACTCTACTATCCGAGGCTGGCATTGAGGCTAATAAGGATATGCTAGATCTAGTAGTCAATGGCGATGCAGAAAAGACAAAGGGCAACATTGAGAAACTTGTTAGCATTGTTGAAAAGGAACTCAAGGCTGCAGAGGTTAAAAGAGCAACTGGCAGAACACCTAACAACTTTAATAACAATAACGGCAATCTCAGCCCACTTGAGCAGAAGATTGCTAAGTACAAGAAATCATAAACGAAATTAAGAAAGGGTATTTAGAAATGGAAAAGAGAAAATTTGACCTACAGCTATTTGCACAGGGCGAGAATAACGGAAGAGGAATCACAGTATACGGAAAAGAGTTCAAGGAACTCATCGAGGCAGTATTCGGAGTAGAGGCATACTTTGCGGACTTCTTTGTTGGTGACACAATTGAGGCACTAGACGGAGTAGCTAACAACAAGGTAGCTTTCACAGTAAAGACCTCAGACATTCCAGTAGTAGTCGGTACATACAGCAAGGACCCAGCTACAGGCTTTGGTGCTGGCACAGGAAAGACATCAAGATTCGGTGAGAGAAAAGAGATTACTTACACAGACGTAGATGTGCCTTACTCATGGACATGGGCAATCCACGAAGGACTTGACAGAGCTACAGTAAACGCAGACATGGACACAGCAGTAGCTGACAGACTAGAGCTACAGGCACAGGCTAAGGTTGGACAGTTTAACGCACATCACGGAAAGTTCATCTCAGACAATGCTGGCAAGACAATCGCTGGTGGCGTATCCGTAACAAAGGACAATGTTGGCGAGATATTCTCCCAGCTATCAGCTCACTTCACAAACGCAAAGGTACGCAATGGACTTGTGAAGATTGCAAAGGTAAGGTCAGATGTGTATAACGCAATCATCGACAGCGGACTTGCTACAAGTGCGAAGGGTTCATCTGTAAATGTTGACGACAACGCTATGCTAAAGTTCAAGGGATTCTACATAACAGAAGTACCAGCAGATCTATTCCAGACAAAGGAAGTAGTATATGCTTATGTTCAGCACTGCGGTAAGGCGTTTACAGGAATCAACACTGTAAGAACAATCGAGTCAGAGGACTTCAACGGACTAGCACTACAGGGAGCTGGAAGTGCTGGCGAGTATGTACCAGCTGATAACAAGAAGGCAATCGCAAAGGTAACAGTTACTGGAGTATAAGCCTTTAGAGAGTAGGCAACAGACAGAGCCTAAAAAGGGGAAATAAAGGGAAGGACAAAAACAAGTCCTTCTCTTTTGTTTTATGTAACAAGGAGGAAAATCAATATGTATAGAGTTTTAGAGCAGTTCCATGACCTAGAGGACTTCACAACAGATAAAAAGGGCGAGAAGACCTATTTTGAGTACAACGAGGGCGATATATATCCTAGAGAAGGATATGAGCCAGCAGAGTGGAGAATCGACGAGCTGATGGGTGGAGACAACCCACTAAGAAACCCTCTAATCAAGGAAGTGGGCGACGATTCAGAGGCGACAGATGTAACTGAGGCAACTAATGGAGCAAAGGTAACAGAGGAAGGCGAGGAGTAATGTATTTAGATAGTATTAAGGCACTGCTAGGACCACTAGGCTATAAGCACGAGGAATTAATCTATCGAATAGCCTACATGACCGAGCAAAGGCTAAAAGTCCTTATATCGAGCGAAGAAGTGCCACATGAACTATCATACATTGTCGTTGAGGTATCCGTCGCAAGGTTTAATCGTATCGGCTCAGAGGGATTGTCTTCTCACAATGTTGAAGGCGAACAAATGACATGGAGCAATGATGATTTTAAGCCTTACACAAAGGATATTGAGACCTATCTGAAGAACAAAGCGAACAGCACTCAAGGAAGGGTGAGGTTTATATGAGGTACGACAAAGTAATCACCCCATGTGAAGAGAATAGAGGCCTTTACAACGAAGATACGGGCGACTATGACACTAGCGGTGATACATACAATGAGCCTATCATTGCATCGGTTTGTGACGCATCAGACCAAACTGTAAAACTAGTGTATGGCGAAATAAGAGAGGGCGTGCTGATGATACATGTACCAACCAATGACGTCGGTATCAAAACGGACTACATCATGTACAAAGGCAAGAAGTACCGTATAGACAAGAGACGAAATTTAAGGTTTAAGACGACTTTTATCGTCTCAGAGGTGCATTGATATGTCAATCAAGATAAGCGGAGCAGACAAGCTGTCTGAGGCATTAAAGAACTCTCAGAAAATGGTCGATGTCAAGGCATGCATTAGTAAGCATGGTGCAGACCTTAACAAGGTCATGGTCGAAAAAGCACCCGTCAAGACTGGCTTTTTGCGAAGGAGCATCAAGCTCAGTAAGGGCGACGATGGTATGAGTGTGACAGTCGAGCCAACAGCAGAGTACGCACCATACCTAGAATACGGTACAAGGTTCATGAAAGAGCATCCGTTCGTTAAGCCCGCACTTGAAAAGGTTAAACCAAAGTTTATAAGGGATGTAAAGAAAATCATGGGAGGCTAGGTGGAAATGAGAAGAGACCCACAGCAAGAGATATTTGCCAAAGTCCGCAAAGAGCTAGAAAGCCGCTTTGGAATACTAGTATTTGATACGGTCATTCCATCTAAAGAGGTTGAGTATCCATTCATCGTGATTGCTGGGACCACACAGACGGACACGCAGAACAAAACTGCACTATTCGGCACGGTGGCACTGACTATTCACGTATGGCACAACAACATGCTTCAGAGAGGCACCTTCTCTACGATGCTACTTGATGTCAAGGACATCGTAAGAGGAATAGAGACGACAGAGAATCGCTCATGGAATCTAGTAGAAACCAATCAAACAATCATGGAGGACGATACGACCGCTCATGCATTGTTGCACGGAATACTAGAGTTTACGTGGACATTTAGCTAAAAGCAAAATAAGAAAGTAATTAACACAACTATTAGTTAGGAGGAATAGACATGGCACAGGCAACTATGACAGCTGTAGCTGGAAAAAAGATAGTATACCTTTACAGACTTTTGTCAAAGGCAGCAACCGAGAAAGGTGCAGCGATTGCGTTTGTAACAGAGAATGGACGTTCGAAGTCAAAGGATGCTGACTCAACAGCAACAAAAGACGGAAAGATAAGAACTCCAGGAGTCGCTGAGACAGAAATCACTTGTACATCAATCCTTGCAAAGGGTGACAAGCTACTCAAATCCCTTGAGGACGCACTAGACAACGATGAAATCGTTGAGATTTGGGAGGCTAACCTTGAAGAGGCTGGTACAGGTGCGAACAAGTATGCGGGCAGATATTTTCAAGGCTACCTCACAAACTTCGAGATCAAGTCGGGAGCTGAGGACATGGTCGAAGTATCACTCACATTCGGCATCAATGGTTCGGGCGTTCGTGGTGATGTAACCGTGACAACTGAACAGCAGTCCGTTGCGTCTTATATATTCAAGGACACAACAGCTGGAGCGTAGAGGAAGAGTAAGGGCGGTTTGAATACCGCCTTTTTTTGTACAAATAATCATATCTATTGATTGAGAGAGGAAAAGAAAATGAACACAATGGAGCTTGAAATCAACGGAAAAACCTATTCTTTTAAGTTTGGAATGGGTTTTTTGCTTGAAATAAATAAAACCTATGAGGTCGAATCAGTCGGAACTAAGAATAAGGAAAAGGCGGGACTTGCGTTTAATGTCAGCGGAATACTTGACAAGAACCCAGAGGCCTTGCTCACAATCCTGGATATTTCAAATAAGACTGAAACCCCTAGAATCAGCAAGAACGAAATCATGGCATATATAGAAAGCGAAGACACAGACATCGACGGACTATTTGCAGAGGTGCTTGATTTTTTATCGAAAGCCAACTGTACCAAGAGTATGACTCTGAAGATACAGAAGGCAGCGAAAGAGGCAGAGGAAGAAGAGAAGGCACTCAAGCAGAGACAGAAGGAACTCATGGGAATGCTCAGTCAATAGAGGAAATCTACGAAGCGATCGCAATAGACTGCTTTAGGTTCTTTGGATTCAAACGAATCGAGGAAGTGAATACGCTTACATTTCCAGAGTATCAGCTACTAGTAAAGGCTCACAATCTCAAGCAAGTAGACGAGCAGTACAGACTACACTGGCAAGCTTATTTGAACTTTGCTGCATCCGCTAAGAAGAAAGCTGGCAAAGACAGAATCAAGCCTGTGTTTGCACGATTTGACAGCTTTTTTGACTACGAGGCAGAACTAGACAAGGCAAGAGGAATCAAGAGAGATAACGACAGACTGATTGCAATTGGAAAAATAATGAAACAAGGAAAGGGGGAGACACATGGCTGATTATTCAGTGAAAGCGATACTATCGGCAGTTGATAAAAACTTTACTAGCACATTTGCGAAGGCAGACAGAAGTGTACTAGGCTTACAGTCGAGACTGTCGAGAGGTTTTGGTTTTGGACTATTCGCTGGTGCTGGTCAAGCTGCGTTCAACAAAGTAACTGGTGCTATCGGTGGAATGAAGAACGAGCTCATAGAATCATCAAGGGCATGGCAGAACTTTGAATCTAACATGGCGATGAATGGGCACACAAAGAAAGAGATTGCAGAGACACGAAAAGAGCTCCAGAAGTATGCAGAGCAGACAATCTACAGCTCATCAGATATGGCGAGCACATTTGCTCAGTTTGATGCGGTAGGGGTCAAAGGTTCAAAAGACCTTGTAAAAGCCTTCGGTGGAATCGCAGCTGCGTCGGAAAACCCACGACAAGCGATGAAAACGCTATCCGTTCAAGGCGTACAGATGGCAGCTAAGCCTTATGTATCATGGATGGACTTCAAGCTCATGCTAGAGCAGACACCAGCTGGAATATCTAAAGTCGCTAAGACGATGGGTATGACCACATCGGAGCTCATAGCGAATGTACAAGCTGGCAAGGTTAAGACTGAGGACTTCTTCGAGGCCATCAAAAAGACTGCTGGTGCTGGTAGTGATCTACAGAAGATGGCGACACAGTACAAGGACATCGGTCAAGCACTTGACGGATTAAAGGAGACAATATCAAACAAGCTACAGCCAGCATTCATGGCTTTTAATGCTAAGGGAATTAAGGTCGTAACATCGGCTACAAACGAGTTATCAGACGCAATCGACAGATTGACCGAGGCATTCGAAAAAAACGGCCTAAGCGGAGTTTTGGAAGAACTAGCGTCATCAGCTGGCAAACTACCAGCTCCACTAAGGGAGATTGCCTCAGTAGGTGGAGCAATGGCTGGCATTTTTGTAGGTCGTAAGATATTTAATCCAAAGACATTCGAAATGGTAGGCGATGGCATAGGGCTTGTGAATCGTGGTATCAAATCTATACCAGCTGGACTAGATAAGGCAACAGAGGGCCTATTCAAACTGCAGACCATCACAGGTCGTTTTGATATTGGCTCACGAGGCAATCGTATTTGGAAGAGCATATACTTGCCATTCGAAAAGGCCTCAGCGATGTCATCTAGTGTACTAGATCGAATGGGTAGCATGTTACCAAACAGGGTTACGGCCATAGGTGGCCGATTAGGCGGAGCGTTTGGTGCTGTAGGTGGCAAGGTAACTAGTGGACTTACTAAGATGATGGGCTTAGGCTTAAGGCTCATACTTCCAGCCGCCTTAATTGCGACAGCAATCGCTGGACTAGGTGTGCTAGCTAATGCGTATGGCGACAAAATCAACGATATGATAAAGATAGCCGTTGAGAAAGGTCCTGAAGTAATAGCAAATTTCACAAAGAGTGTTACCAGCAAACTACCCGATCTAATCAATAGTGGTTCACAGCTACTGATTAACTTTTTGAATGGAATAGGTCAGCTACTTCCTAACGTGCTAGAGAGTGCCTTTACCATCATTGAGACACTTGTCAATGGATTATCGGCTAACGCACCTAGCATCATCACAAGTGCGGTTGATGTGCTATCGAAGTTCATCATGGGTATCGCTGAGCACTTGCCGGATCTAATCGTTACAGGAATGAATTTGCTTGCCTCACTTGCGAAAGGTATTGCTCAGAACTTCCCACAGATAGCGGAGACCGCATTCAATGCATTGATTAAATTTGTTGATGGAATCATCGAGAATTTACCTCAGATACTTCAAGCAGCAACACAGATTATTCTTTCGCTAGTCAGTGGACTTATAGCTGCGTTCCCTACAATCGTTCAAAAGGGTGTTGAGCTCATCGGCAAGCTAGTTAGCGGAATTGTACAAGCTATACCGCAAGTATTTACTGCGATTTTAGGATTAGGCAAGGGAATTGTTGACAGAGTCTCTAAGATTGACCTAAAGAGCATAGGAAGGGCTATCATCCACGGATTTTTGGGCGGACTGACAGCTGGCTTTGAAAAAGTAAAGAACTTTGTCGGAGGAATTGCTGGATGGATTAAGAAACATAAAGGTCCTATCGAATACGATAAGAGACTTCTCATTCCAGCTGGTAACGCAATCATGAGCGGACTTGATAAGGGATTGACTTCTTCGTTCTCAAAGGTCAAGAGGACAGTTGACGGAATGGGTTCAAGCATTGCTGATAGCTTTGGAATCGGAAGACAAATGAGTTTCGCTGGCATACCTACGGCTAGTCTATCAAGCGAGTACGACTATGATGCAGTAGCAAGGTACACAGTGATCGTTCCAGTCGAGCTAGACGGCAAAGAGATCGCAAAGGCAACCGCAGACCCTATGCGTGAGGAATTAAACAAGCGAGAGAAGAGGGAAGGAAGGATACACGGACATGTATAGATTTACTGACGTAACCGAAAAGGGTAGCACAATGCTACCCTCTGAGGCCTTGCGAATAAATGGCAAATACATCGAAGAGCTTGTCAAAGGCTATAAGACGCTCAATGTAAAGGGCAGAGAGTTATTGCTAGCAGACATAGACGAATACTCTACAGGTGGAGCTGATGGCACTAGTATGCGAAGACGAAAGTATCCAGCTAGAGTCATCACAGTGACCTTTCAGCTCATCGCAGAAACTAACGAGGAATATCGAAGGGCCTTTGAGAAACTCAACGCAGTTTTAAATGTTGAGGATGCACAGCTTATTTTCGATGATGAAAAGGATAGGTACTACATCGGCACTCCATCAAGCTATGAAGATATAGATCCTGGTCGTAACGCAGTCGTAGGAAAATTCTCCATAAAGTGCTTTGATCCATTCAAGTATTCACTCACGGAGAAAGTGCTTACAGCAAACAAAGACAAGGTTTTTGAGTTCAACTATGATGGCACGTATCCAGCACACCCACACTTTGAAGTGTCTTTACCAGAATCGTCATGTGGATATATAGCATTTGTTAACCAAGACGGTAAGATTATTCAGCTAGGTAATCCATCAGAGATTGACGGAATAGCATTACCACCATCAGAGCGACTGATTGACATTTCAAGATATGGCAACCCATTCAAGGCGAGCGAGTGGAAGATTAACGAGAAGAATCTACCATCACTACATGGAATGGTAGCGATCGACGGAACACTAGATACAGTCGCAGACAAGGTGCAAGCAAAGACTTACGGAAATGGAACAAAATTCCACGGTCCTTCTATAACTAGAATGTTAAAGGCAGATAAGAGCGGACACATTGGAGCTATGAATTTTAGATGCACATTCTCACATAAGTTCTGTTTGTCAAAGGATATCATAAATCAGCAAGGTGCTTTCAATGTGCTCTTTTGTCACAATACTGGCACAGAGCGATATCTTGTCACCGCATTTTCGATAGAAACATACGAGGCACCTAGAATCGCACTGACAAGGATGTTCGAGGGAGATGTAGGCATTTCCACATATGGTCCCGATGTTCCAATAGATTGGGATAACCTAAAGACTGGAGCCTCTGAGAACGCATCAAATACATGCACAGTAACCAAAGTGGGTGAAGTGGTGACCTTTAATATCTATGGGACAAAGAAATCAATAACTATAAGAGATCGAGACAACAGAGAAGTAAACGAAATTAGCATCGTTTTCGCTGCGTATGGTAATAAGCCGACTTTAGGACTTAATATGCTATATGATTTAACCTTTACTAAGGATCATACGACGACATTTATTGACATTCCAAACAAGTTTTCGCAAGGCGACAACATCAAAGTGAATGGAGACGAGGGTCGCATCATAGTCAACAATCTCGAAACACCTGAGTACGGAGCAATCGGCAATGACTGGGAAGGCTTTAAGCTAACGCAAGGAGCCAATCGCATCAATGTAGCCATGTCAGACTGGACAAAAAATGCACAGATAAAACTAAAGTACAGAGAGAGGTACATATAAATGATAATCTATTTTGCAGACAAAAAACTAAACATACTAGGCATGGCCTCCACCAAACTATCTAAAGGCTTTAAAATCACCGATGACAGCAAGGTTCAAGCAGTGGACACAGGTATCGCCACTCTAGGCTTTAAAATCGTTTATGCAAGCGAAAATAAGGCTCTGCTAGAGCAAATGACAATGACTGGCAATCAGCTTTTATGCTCAAGGGATGGCAAAGACGAGGTATACACCATCATCGACACCGTGGAAGACTCCAAGAACCAGGATATCGAAGTGTATGCGGAAGATGCTGGACTCGATCTATTAAACGAGATAGCGGAGCCTTTTACCTCTGCAGAGGCAAAACCTATCAGCTGGTACATTGAAAAGTGGACTAAAGACAGTGGCTTTGAGATAGGTATTAATGAAATCTCAGACCGCTCTAGAAAACTTAGCTGGGATGGAGAGGCGACTGTCACTGAAAGGCTTGCTAGCTTATCAAAACAATTTGACGCAGAGGTATCGTATAGCTTTGACATCAAAGGACTTACAGTGGCACACAAATACATCAATATTCACAAACGCAGAGGCAAGGACGTAAAAGAGGAGCTCAGACTGAATCGTGACATAGATCGTATCGTCGTGAAAAAATCTATATCTAATCTTGCAACAGCTCTAATCGTCAAAGGTGGAACTCCAGAAGGAAAGGAAGAACCAATCACTCTAAAAGGCTATGTATATGACGATGGCGATTTTTATGTCGATGCAGACGGAAGGCTATGCTCAAGGACTGCACTTGCTAAGTGGGGAAGAATAAGCGAGATCACATCGGAAGACGGACTAAAGAAGACACAGACATTCAAGCATATCACGAAGACATATAGCTATGACACAGTGGTACAGAAGACACTTTGTAACCACGCAATCGGCAAGCTAAAGAAGATTAGAGATATTGAGGAGAACTACGAGATTGACATCAATAAACTTCCTGAGAATATCTCAATCGGTGACAGAATCAACATCATTGACGAGGCTGGAAAACTCTACCTATCGGCTAGACTGCTCAAGCTGGAGGAATCTATCGACGATGGAATGCAAAAGGCCACTTTAGGCGAGTATCTCATCCAAGATAGTGGAATATATCAGTCGATTGTTGACCTTGCGAACGAGCTCAAGGCTCTTCCACGACCTAAGCCACTATACACATGGATTGCTTATGCAGATGATAATCACGGAAATGGAATATCATCCTCTGCAGATGGCAAAGCATATCTAGGTATAAGCAACGGACAAGCAAGCGAGACAGTAGACCTAAGCAAGCCTGAACTCTTTACATGGAGCAAAGTCAAGGGAGAGGATGGAAAGTCAGCCTATACATGGATAGCATATGCAAGTGATGACAAAGGCACAAACTTTGCACACACATACTCAAATATTCATACATGGACAGGAATCGCACTAGGAAAAGATGTCGAGACACCATCAGACAACTTTGAAGACTATAGCTGGCATCCTATCGTTGACGAAACACTAAGACAAGATATCGACTCAATCAGCACAATGCTAGGGACTTCAGTTGAAGAGGCACAGAAGACAGCCACGGACTACATCACATCATCACCTAAAGGCTTGATGGTGGCAGACCTCAAAGACGGACATCAAGAGCCCGAGACAGCGACAGGCTCAAATGTACTTATCACAAATGAGGCTGTGAATATCAGAAATGGGCAGAGTGTGAATGCATCATTTGGAAATTCAGTGGTAATCCGTAGCGAGGAGTCGGAACTCACGCTTAATAAGTCGCTTGATATCGGATATATCAATACCTCTGCAGAGGGAACGATTAGAGCGAGTCTATCACCTAGAGGACTAGCAATGACTAGCGGTGTGGCTACTATCAATCTAGGCCCATCTTTTGTGATAGGTCCTAAAGGTGGTGTCAATGCTGGAATGTATGATGGTAGCAAGTCGTTTGTATTTGACAAAGACGGACTAAGCTCATCGCATGTAATCTATGTACCTGAGCTCAAAATTGGCAATGTAAGTCTCAAGGCAAATGGAAATCAGCTATACACTGAAGAACTCTTTAAGGCTAAGGGAATTGTTGGGTCGTTTATGCAAGCAAACTCAACACAAAACATAATTCTCATGAAGAATGGCGTTATCACACCATTTCAGCTCAATAACGCACTGTTTTCAAGTGGCGATGTGTTTTCGCTCATCAATGGTGCAATCAAAGTCAGCGAGGGAGGACTGTATGAAATCAGTGCTGGTGTCTACTTTGAGAACGATGTTGCAGCATCGCCGTTTAATGGTGTTTACATCAAATCAAATGGCAATGAAATTGCATCAACCGTTATCACAACAAGGGCTGGCGGAGGCATTGGACTTGCCTCGAAGGTGGTATCGCTGACAGCTGGTGCAGAGGTGACTTTGAACGCTAGGCACATCGGAGGAGCTAATGTCACAGCAGAGGGAAATAATCCAGCTACTTACCTCTATATCAAATATCTAGGCAAGAATAACGTATAAGAAAGGAGATCCTATGGACGACTTTGTAACAAAAGCACATTGTCTGCAGACTAGAGAAAAAGATATCTTGCAGTTACGAGAGAACACGCAAAGGCTTGATGATTTAACAAGGCGAGTGGGAGAGACTGAAAAAACACATAAAGTGATCCAAGAGATGGGCAGAAACATTGCGACTATGGTTGTTCACCTAGAGAATTTCCAAAAGGAATTAAAGAATCAAGGGGAGCGACTAAGTTCGCTTGAGCAAGTACCTAAGATGAGATGGAACGCAGTCATACAAGCGATTATATCCGTTGTCATCGGCTCAGTTCTCACACTTGGCATTCAAAATATTTTAGTTAGGTAAAGGTGGAAATAACTCCACCTTTTTTATTGTAATAAGAAAACCCCACGTTCAACGTGGGGATGGTTTTTTTATTTCAAGATAGGAGGTATATCATGAATCTTGATTTTGTAACAAACCTTTATATCCCATTGGTTATCGCAGTTTGTTTGGTAGTAGGTTATCTGATGAAGAAATTCCTGCCAACAGACAATAAGTACATCCCACTCACAGTCACAGTGCTAGGAGCGATACTAGGTTGTATTGACGCTCACGCAGTCACACTAGTGGCTATTGCTAGTGGCATGATTAGTGGACTTGCAAGCACAGGACTACATCAGATTTTTAAGCAGATTTTAAAATTAGACGATACAGAAAAGAAAGTCGAGGACTAGACTATGGCATATCAATTTATAGAAGACTTTGACAGTCCGAACTTTGGCAAATACTATGTCGGAGAAACGAATCAGAATGTGCCTGAATACATCTGTATTCATTGGTGGGGATATTATGGACAAGCATTTATGACACCAGTTAATTGGCTATGTAATCCGAAGTCAGGTGCGTCGGCTCATCTAGTAGCTGAGGCTGGCAGAGTGGCTTGTATCGTTAGTTATCCTAATGTTGCTTGGCACACTGGAGTGATGGAAGAAAACGCAAGGTCAATCGGCATTGAGTGTCGCCCTGAGTGTAGACCAGAAGATTTTGAGACAGTAGCGGAACTTATCGCTGATATATGGCGATTCTACGGTCGCAAATTGCCACTAAAGGGGCATTGCGATATAAAACCTACTCAGTGCCCTGGAGTGTGGTATGACAGACTAGACGAACTATATCGCAGAGCAGAATACTACTATAACGGTGGTGGTGCTCAGCCTGTACCTGAAAAGAAAACTATCCCAACCGATGTGACTATCACTAGATATGCTGGAGCAGATAGGTATAAGACTGCTGACCTAATCGCTGAATCACATCTAAAGTCAAATAAGGTCGTTGTCAGTGGCAAAGGCTTTGCTGATGGACTAAGTGCTGGTTATCTTGCATACACCAAAAAGGCTAACCTAGTATATGACGAGTGCAAGGGTACTAATGGGCTTGAGACAACTGTTATCGGTGGCGATGTAAAAATCAACGGTGTTGGAGTAAAGGTGCTCAGTGGTGCTGATAGATACGCAACAAATCTTGAGGTGCTCAAAGAGTGTATAAAAGGTGCTAAAAAGCTAATCATCACAAGTGGCAAAGATTGGGCAGATGGTGTATCTGTATCAACAGTTAGACACCCTGTTATGATGGTGGGCGACTATCTCACAATCAAGCAAGCGTCATTTTTAGATAAGCAGTCTGACCTTGAGTATGTAATTCTAGGTGGCGAGAGTGTAGTATCAAAGGATATTGAGCGACAGCTTGCAGACATCGGCAAGGTGACAAGGCTTGACGGATTAGACAGATACGAGACATCAACAAAGATTGCTGACCTATTTTATCCTAACGCAGATACTGTGATTTTAGTTAATGCGTGGGCAGATGGACTAGTGGCAAGCAATCTAGGTGACTATCCTGTATTGCTAGTCAATAAGTACACAAACGAATCAGCTAAGGCTTACATCAAAAAGCACGGAATCAAAAAGGCTTTTGTACTAGGCGATATATCCGACGATATACTAGCTGATATATTTAACTAACTAAGAGGGCGTTTGCCCTCTTTTTTGTTGCCATAAATCAGTTTTGCGAATACAATCTATATAGCATATAAGGGAGAAAAAGTCACACCCTTAAGCACACTACATCAAGCAAACATTGAAATTCAGTAGTTATAGGTCGGTTTCCTAAACCGTGCGTCGGGTGTTCGAATCGCCTCTGGGACACCAAATCAAGCCCTGTACTACTAGAACTCAGTAGAACTGGGCTTTTTATTTTACATCGATGAAGGAGTAAAATTTGTGGAAAAAGGGTATATTCAAGTGTACACAGGAAACGGCAAAGGTAAGACTACGGCAGCGATTGGACTTGCGGTGAGAGCAGCAGGTGCGGGGCTCAGGGTTTACATTGGTCAGTTTGTTAAGAGCATAGAATATAGTGAAATCAAGCTAATAAAGGAGCGCTTTCCTGAAATCACAGTGGAGCTCTACGGCATTGACGGCTGTATGATGAGCGGTGTGACGAGCGAGAATGATTATAGGAGCGCTGAAGATGGACTTAGGAGGGCGAGGGAGGCTCTCCGCGATGGCAGCTACGATCTTGTGATTTTGGATGAGATTACGATTTGCTGCTATTTTAAGCTTCTGGCTGAGTCTGAGGTTTTGGCTTTGATGGAGGCGAAGCCTGAAGGGACGGAGCTTGTTTTGACGGGAAGGTATGCGCCTGATTACATGATTGAGAAGGCAGATCTAGTGTCTGAGATTCAGGAGATAAGGCACTACTATTCCAGCGGGGTTAAGGCTCGCGATGGTATAGAACGCTAGTTAACAGAAAAGGGTTATAGGAGAAAGTTTTTTAAATGAGTAATGTAGAGAAGAAAACTAGAAGAGGCTTTAGAACACAGGATGTTATTTACTGCGGTCTCTTCACAGCGCTTATGGCAGTTGGAGCGTTTATTAAAATTACACTGCCGCTAGGAGTTTTTGAGGTAACAATTTCACTACAGGTGTTCTTTGCACTGCTTGCGGGATTTTTGCTTGGAGCAAGAAACGGATTTGTGTCGGTTCTAACATATCTGATTATAGGACTTATAGGAATTCCTGTATTTGCTCACGGAGGAGGACTAGGATATCTGCTTAGACCTACATTCGGCTTCCTGATTGGATTTGCTTTTGCGGCGCTGTTTACAGGTACGCTTTCAAAGTCAAGAAAAATTTTACTCAAAATGAATAAAAATTTTACAAAAATCGTT